CGCAGCGGGCGACCTGTGGGTCCTAGGCCAGCATCAACTTCTCTGTGGCGACGCAACTTGCCTCGCCGATGTCGAGAGCCTGATGTCTGGCACCTTTGCCGACCTGGTCTTCACGGACCCGCCCTACAACGTCGATTACCAGGGCTACACGGAGGAGCACCTCAAGATTCAAAGCGACCGGATGTCGAGCGCCCAGTTCGGCCAGTTCCTGGAGGCAGCGTTTCGCTCCTATCGGAGTGTCGTAAAGCCGGGCGCTTCGTTGTACGTGTGTCACTCCTCGTCTTGCCAGCGCGAGTTCCAGAACGCGTTGGAGGCGGCCGGATTCTCGGTGCGCTGTCAGATCGTTTGGGCCAAGAACACGTTCGCCTGGGGCTTTGGCCGATACAAGTTCCAGCATGAGCCGATCTTCTACTGCCACGTCGCCGGCCAGAGCGACGCCTGGTACGGCGACAAGACGCAATCCACCCTGTGGCAAGAAAAGAAGCCGGCGGCGAACCGGCTGCACCCGACTATGAAGCCGGTGGAACTGGTCGAGCGAGCCCTGTTGAACAGCAGCAAGGCCGGTGACATCGTGGTGGATCTGTTCGGCGGCTCAGGATCAACGCTGATCGGCTGCGAGCGGCGGGGGAGGCGGGCCCGCCTGATGGAAGTCGATCCCCGCTATTCCGACGTGGTGGTTCGCAGATGGCAAGACTACACGGGTCAGCAAGCGACGCTGCAGGGCGACGGCCGAGCATTTGCTGAGGTCGCGCAGGAGCGCGTGAGGGCGGCGGCATGATGCGGCGGATTAGCGTGAACGCACCGCAGTCGATGTTTCGCATCATCGAGCGGGAACTGGACTCAAGGAGCAAGAAAACCCGCCGCGACCGGAGCCGGGCGGGCAGAAATGAGGTAGCCGTGTTGTCACTGAGCGATGGTGTAAACGCGCTCGCCGTCCGGGCGTTTGACCGAGTCGACCGTGAGCCCCATCTTCGTTCCGAGGGCCCCGCTGATGAACCCGCGCACGCTGTGGGGCTGCCACCCGGTGGCTTTCATGATCTCTGCGAGCGTGGCACCCTTGGGCCGTTGGAGGAGCGCCAGAACCTTCGCCTTCTTGCTGCCCTCGCGTGCATGCCCGTGGTGGGCTTTCTGACGGTTAACTGCCTTGGCCTTCTTGGCCGTCTTCGGGGCACCTGGACGCTTGGCCCGTGGGGTGGCGGAACTCGCCGGGTCTTCCGTGTCCGCCACGCCTGTGGCACCACCCGGGCCGGGAGCCGGCGGTTCGTATGCAGGCGCCAACTTCTGGATGGAAAGCCAGATTCGATGAACGGCGCTCTTGCGATCGGTGAACTTCTTGACCGGCTTCAGATCGCCGAACGGCGGCACTCCGGCGAACCTGTCCCAGGTTTCCACCAGGCGCATGGACGGCCAGTCGGCGGCGAGCTTGGCCAGTTCGTTCTGGCTGGTAAAGAGGTGGGCGCCAGCGGAAACGGCGGCTTCCGCTTGGTCCCGTGTCGGGAAGGCCGTGATGTTGTTTTCTTCGTCAATCGTGAAGGTCGTCATTTTCCAAAATCTCCTTTCGCGGTACTTGCCGCGGTCATGACATCCATCACTCCGTTCGCAGACATAAGCAAGCGAATTGTTCAGCTTTCTTTGGGGAGGCGTGAATGGCGTTAGTCTCTTTGCGCGCCTATGCGCGCCATCGGGGAGTAAGCCTGCGTGCGGTGCAGAAAGCGATTGCCAGCGGCCGAATCGAGAAGACCCCGACCGGCCAGGTCGACACCGAAGTCGCCGATAGGCAGTGGCAGAGCAGAACCGCGCCCAGGCCGGTCGTCGCTCCACAGAACCGGCCACTGCAATCGCATCCCAGACAACCGGAGAGGGGCGATGTCAGCCAGGACGCGGAGAGCAATCGGGTCGCTCACAACCAGCCGCGATATGAGTCGCGTGGCGATTTGCCCGCTACAAGCAGCCTGGACTATTCCCGCGCCCGTGCGGTGAACGAGACCTATCGAGCCAAACTAACCAAAATTGAATTCGAGGAGCGCTCGGAGAAGTTGGTGAGCCGCGATGAAGTACGAGTCGCAGCCCACAACAAGTACAGAATCTTCCGGGACGCAATGGTGAACATCCCCGATCGTGTCGCTGCGGTCGTTGCCAGCGAGAGCGATTCCGCAAAGGTTCATCACATCCTCACGACCGAAATCCGACGCGCTTTGCAGGAGTTTGCCGATGGCACAAACCGCTGAAGAGATCTATTTCGCCGCCGCCGAAGCCGGCGCACGACCCGACCCACTGCTGACCATCTCCGAGTGGGCCGATCAGTATCGAACCCTGTCCCAACGCGCCTCGGCGGAGCCCGGCCCGTGGCGGACTGAACGCACGCCCTACCTGCGGGAGATCATGGATTGCCTGTCGCCGTCCTCGCCGATCGAGCGCGTGGTCTTTATCAAAGGTGCGCAGTTGGGTGGAACCGAGTGCGGAAACAACTGGATCGGATTTGTCGTCCACCAAGCGCCTGGGCCCATGATGGCCGTTCAGCCGACGGTCGAGATGGCTAAACGAAACTCCAAGCAGAGAATCGATCCGCTAATTGATGAGAGTGAAGTTCTCCGACGACTGGTGAGCAGTCCGCGATCACGCGACAGCGGCAATACCGTGCTGGCCAAAGAGTTCCCCGGCGGCATCCTCGTCATGACCGGCGCCAATAGCGCCGCGGGGTTGAGGTCCATGGCGGCGCGGTATCTATTCCTTGATGAGATTGACGGCTACCCTGGCGACGTCGACGGCGAGGGTGATCCGGTCAACTTGGCGCTCGCCCGGACGAGGACGTTCGCCCGACGAAAGATCTTTATGGTCTCGACGCCTAAGATCACGGGGCTGAGCAGGATTGAAGCTGCTTATGCGGAAAGTGACCAGCGACATTACTGGGTTCCCTGCCCCCATTGCGGCGAGTTCCAAGTCCTCAAGTTCTCCCAGGTCGTCTGGTCGAAAGGGCAGCCCGAAGAGGCAGTCTATGCGTGTGAGCATTGTGGCGTCACCATTGAGAACCATCAAAAGCATGGGATGCTCGCCCGAGGTGACTGGCGACCCGATGCGCGCGGGGATGGCCGAACCGCGGGATTTCGCTTGTCCAGCCTGTACTCCCCCGTGGGTTGGTTTTCCTGGGGCGACGCGGCCAAGCAGTTTGAACAGGCGCAGAAGAACCCGGTGCTGTTGCAGGTCTTCGTCAACACCGTTCTGGGTGAGACGTGGGCATTGCAGGGCGATGCGCCGGATTGGCAGCGGCTCCATGATCGGCGCGAGGACTACCAGATCGGAGCGGTGCCCAATGGCGCGCTCTTCTTGACGGCCGGCGCCGACGTCCAAAAGGACCGGATCGAGGTCGAAGTCGTGGCTTGGGGCCGGGGGAAGCAGTCCTGGTCTGTTGACTATCAGGTGCTCGAAGGAAGAACCGCCGACGAAGCAGTCTGGCAGAAGCTCACGACTCTCCTCGACAAGCAATATCTAACGGAAGCCGGCGCCCACTTTCAAATTGCGAAGTGCGCGATCGATTCAGGCTATGCAACACCCGAAGTGTATGCCTGGGCGAGGGCGCAGGGTGAACAACGAGTGATTGTCATTAAAGGAGACGCGCGTGCAGTGGCGCCTGTCAGTGCGCCGTCGCCGATCGAAGTCGGCCCGCAGGGCAAACGCATCCGGTATGGCGTGAGAGTTTGGCCGGTTAACGGAGGAATGATCAAGGAAGAACTCTATCGCTGGTTGCAGCTTGATCGGCCTATAGACGAGAACGGTAGTCCCTATCCCCCGGGCTACTGCCATTTCCCGAAATATGGCGCCGAGTATTTCAAGCAGCTAACGGCGGAACAACTTGTTACACGAGTGGTAAAGGGTTACCGGCGCGCAGAGTGGCAGAAGACCCGCGAGCGCAATGAAGCGCTAGACTGCCGGGTTTACGCACGGGCCGCGGCGGCGGTGTGTGGCATAGACCGCTTCACCGACGATGATTGGCAGATCCTGGAACGGCAGGTGGCGACGCTGGTAGAACAGGCCCGAAAGCCGAGGCCGACGACGACGCCGGCATCACCGCAACGCAAGACTCCGTGGATCGATCGGAATCTGACCAGGAATTGGCTTAGCAGATGAATACTGAAGCCATTCCTGGCCCTGACGGAGCATTGATCGGCAGCACGCAAGGGGTGCCCACGATCATTATCAATCGGCAGTACGACCCGCAGTCTGCACGATTGGAAGAACTCGTTGACGTTCTATACAGGCTCATCGTCGATGCGCCTGGAGAAGCATCGGAGGTGACGGCTGCCACCCAGTCTTCATCGCCGAAAGACGACTTGCGTTTCAGCCGGAACTGAGTGAGGAATGTGTCCTGATGGCGGTTGGCGTTTACTTACGAGTCAGCACTGAAGAGCAACGCGAACGGCAGTCTATCGCTACCCAGCGGGAATTTGCCGAGCGGTACTGCGCTCTTCATGGTCTGACTGTGAGCTGCACCTACGCTGATGAAGGAATATCCGGGACTACCCCATTAGAGCAACGCCCCGACGGAAGCCAGATTCTGAATGATGCCGCGGCTCGCAAGTTCGATCAGCTCCTCGTCTACAAGCTGGACCGCCTCGGTCGCGAGACCCGGCTGATCCTGAACGCCGTCGCTGAGTTGGAGAAGCTCGGCGTCAGAATCCGCAGTATGACCGAGGAGTTCGATACCGGCACCCCTACTGGCCGCCTCATGCTGACGCTGCTCTCCGGGTTCGCCTCGCACGAGCGGGAGGTAATCCGCGAGCGTTCCGTCGCCGGGACGAACCGTGTCGCCGAATCCGGCGCGTGGATGGGCGGCATCGTGCCGTACGGATACCGCAGGGTCGGCGAAAAGCGCGAGGCCCGGATCGTCATCTCCGACGATGCGATTCAAAAGCTGGAGATGTCCGAGAGCGAAGTGGTCCGCGAGGTCTTTCGCATGGCGGCGATCGAAGGCAAATCCTGCCGTGTGATCGCCGATCGCTTGAATCAGTTGCGAGTGCCCTGCGTTTATACGCGAGACGACCGTCTCCATCTGCACGGCAAGCGGAAGCAGCGAACGTCAGGCTTGTGGCGTCCCGGCCGTATTCGCTGGCTGATTACGAATAGCACTTACAAAGGCATTCACCAGTTCGGCAAGCGCAGTGCGGGCGAGCGCGAAATCATCTCGCGACCGGTGCCTGCGATAGTTAGCGAAGACGTGTGGGCGAAGGCGCAGAAGACCTTGCATAGTAATTTCCTGTTTGGTGTTCGCGGCGCGAAGAATCACTATCTGCTTCGGGGGCTGATCAAATGTGCATTTTGCGGGCACACCTACACTGGCGTCAATACGCAACGTCCGAATGGCAAGCGCGAATTCTATTACCGCTGCAATCTCGCGAATACGCCTGGGATACATGGAGCAACGCAACGGTGTTCGGCGAAGGGGGTTCGCGGTGACGAGCTTGAACATCAGGTATGGGCGGACATCGAGAACTTCCTGCGGAATCCCGAAGGAGTGCTCCAGCAACTTCAATCACGTATGGCGGCTGAGTCGAAGGGCGCAGATCAAATCCGGAAGCAGGTCTCTCGGCTCGAAGGGCTGCTGGCGCAGAAGGCCACGGAGCGTTCGCGCGTCGTTGGTCTGTACCGGCGAGGCCGGCTTACGGACGCCGATCTCGATGCGCAGATGGATGAAATTGGGAAGGAGCAGGCGGCGATGGAGGCGCGGGTAACCGAGTTGCGCGCGAAGTTTGGTGGCTCTGGCACCACTGCGTTGAAGTCTGCCGAGAGCCTGCTCAAAGCGCTTCGTAAGCGGCTGGACGAGCCGATCTCCTGGGAATCGAAGCGGCGGCTTGTCGAGATCCTGGTGGCCGGCATTCGCGTCGAGACGGTCGAGGAGCATGGCGTGAAGCAGGCGAAGATTGCGGTAACATACCGCTTCGCCGAGCCCGGCCAGCCGCTGGCGCTCCTGATGCCGCAGTCATACAGCACGGGCAAGGTGGTGCGAATCCCGATCGAACCGAAAACGGTCGGCGATCACATCCGCCGGCGGCGGCTTGAGTTGAAGTTGCTCCAGAAGGAAGTTGCGAAGCAACTCGGCGTTTGCCAGCCGTGCGTTTATAAGTGGGAAGCAAA